ACGTTGATTGCAGAATGCACCAATGTGTCAGTGGGCTACTTTTCTCAGCATACCTCCAGAGAACGGTTTGACCTTGAGTGGCTTGAACGTCACCTCGTCCCTGCATTACTCAAAGTTGACTGGGCTGGATTGCCAGTGGAGCGGGAGGCCACACCCTCTGTGGATAGGTTTCCGAGTCACCGTTCGAACAGAACGTACTTCGGAGGCGGACGCAACAGTTCGTACCAGAGTCAGAGGTCTATGGTTCCAGCAGGGGGCTTTACGCCATCAAAAGATGCCAGACGTATCCAGTCCAGAGTAGACCGTATACAGAACAATCTTGACGAGATGGAGTCCTTCGACCCACGTGANGGCTTTCTTGTTGNAGAAAGTGCTGGACAAAAAGTACAACGTGTNCTATACACCTTTACTAGGGATGATATGAGCCTAGGTGATATTGCCCAGATGGTTGTGGATACACATGAGTATGCAGCTTATGACAATGCAACCCCAACCCAAACAATGCAAGAAGACCCTTTCTGGCTCAAAGATATGTAATCTCAGCGCAACTGCCCCTCACTTAGGTGGGGGGCTTTTTTTTTATTTTTTTTCTATTGACGTATATTTTTCTATATGGTAAAAGGGCTAACTCCCCGCAGAGATACACTATATAGGGAACATCGAGGCTATGAAAAGTTACATTCTGAAGAATGCACCGACAGAAGGAAATTCTGTCCGTATCTCTTGCCCTTCCTGTGCAAGCAAAACTTTCACCATTTCAAAAATACATGGCAAGCTGTTGTGGAATTGCTACAAAGCAAGCTGCAAAACAAAAGGCTCTGAGCAGATGGAACGCTCAAAAACAGAAATCGCTTCAAGAATCCGCGATACTATCACTTTCTATCATGACGCAGAAACTTTTACAGTTCCCGAATGGTTCACACCTTTTACAGATAATGTCCGTGCTTTGAATTACCTAAAAAGAAATAACTGCATTGATGCTTTTCAGAACGGCAGAGCCAGGATTCTGTATGACCCTAAGCAAGATAGGGTTGTATTTCTTGTAAAAGAAAACGGCATTACATATGATGCCATTGGTAGGAGCCTAAAGCCTAAGACAATACCAAAGTGGTATCGGTATGGTAAATCACAGAAACTATTTACAGCAGGTGAACATCCACAAGCTGTACTCGTTGAAGATTCTGCCTCTGCCTGTGCTATATCCCCCGTTGCTACTGGCGTTGCGCTACTAGGAACAAATATGAAAGATGCAGACTTGACACAGCTACGTAAATATGAACACGTATTTGTGTGCCTAGACCCTGACGCCACTCGTAAGGCACTTGACTTACAGAAGTACCTATCGTACTTTGTGTCAACAACAATAATAAGAATAGATGATGACCTGAAATATTATGATGCGCAGGAGATTAAAAAATTACTACAGAACAGCAACTGATAAAGCTCCTACTTGGTAAAGAGTTTTATGATACAAACAGAACACGCGTATTGCGTTCAATGTTTCCAACTGAACTGTCTGACTTGTACGATACAATCGTTGTTGGGCATGAAAAGTATGAGCGTGATTTAACCGCTAACGAATTACGTGAACTCTTTCGGGTTCACAATCCCACAGCTACTCGTGCTAAACGCGAATTGATTGCTGAGATTATTGATGACCTAAAAGCCTATCCACCTATCGGTGATGATGTGGCAGCTGATGTGCTAAAAAGCATGTGGCAACAAGAGATTGGTAGACAGATTGCCGACATGGGACTAGCCATGATGGAGGGCAATCCTGATAAGATACATGAAATCAAAGAGTTAGTAGACAAATCTGAGAATGGTTTCATACCCGAAGATGAACTACAACCAGTCACCACTGACTTGGATGAACTACTAGAGTTTGAAAAGAACGCCGACTGTTGGGAGTTTAACATCCCATCCTTGGCTAAAGTTGTACGTGGTGGGCGTGGTGGTGAATTCATGATTGCCTTCGCTAGACCGGAGATTGGCAAGACAGCTTTCTACGTATCACTAGCTACCGCACCTAATGGTTTCTGTGCGCAAGGCGCCAACGTTCACGTCATTACTAACGAAGAACCAGCCATTCGTACTATGAAACGTGCTATATCAGCGTATACTGGATTTAATGGTGAGCAATTATATATGAACCGTTCACAAGCAAAAGAAAAGTTCACAGAGATTGGCGCCAACCTAAATATGTTTGATAAGGTGGATGCCAGTATTGAGTGGCTGAACAAGCATTGTGAACGGCATAAGCCTGACATCATCATCATTGACCAACTGGATAAGCTGGACGTGATGGGGTCATTTGCTCGTACTGACGAGAAGCTACGGCAGATATACTTGAAGTTCCGTGAAGTTTGTAAACGGCACAATGTATTTGGTATTGGTATCAGTCAAGCATCAGCAGATGCTGAGAGTAGAACTAACGTTACTTATGCAATGATGGAGAATAGCAAAACCGGCAAGGCTGCTGAAGCTGATTTGATTATAGGTATTGGCAAACAAGACGTTTCTGATAATGAAAGACAGCGTTACCTCACAATATCTAAAAACAAGTTGACCGGATTCCACGGTAATATAGTATGCAACCTAGAAACAGCAACAAGTAGGTACACAGCATGATTACTACGCTTGACGTTGAAACAATGTTTCAAAAGAACCCTGAGACTAAACGCACTGACCCTTCACCATTTCACAAGGACAACAAGCTTGTATCCGTACAATATGCAATTGAGGATGACGAGCCGGTGTTCCGTTGGTTTCACCATGATACCGAAACTATTGACACACGTTGGCGTCACAATGATGTACAGCATGCTTTAGATAAGACTACCCTGCTTATCGGCCACAATATTAAGTTTGACTTAGTGTGGCTGTGGGAGTCTGGCTTTAAGTATGACGGTGACGTATATGACACCATGATTGGTGAATACCTATTACTGCGCTGCCAGAACTGGGGCGTAAGCTTGGCCGATAGCTGTACCAGACGCAAGGTATCCTTAAAAAAGGGCGACTTGATTGAAGAATACATCCGTAACGGCATAGGCTTTGACAAGATGCCAAAGTATATTGTCGAGGAGTACGGCATCGCTGACGTTGTATCCACACGTGAGCTATTTTATGCACAACGTAAGCTATACTCCGAGGATAAAAACGCACCACTTCGTAAGCATCTAAAGCTTATGAACAACTTCTTGCCTGTGCTAGCTACGTTAGAACAGAATGGAATCAAGATTGATTTTGCTGAACTTCACAAGGTTCGCTCTGACTACCAGATTGAACGCTCTGAGTTACAGATAAAGCTGGAAGACGTGTGCCACGAGGTCATGGGCGACCGCCCCATTAACTTTGCATCGCCGGCACAGATGAGTGAGCTTATCTATTCACGCCGTATCACTGACAAAAAGAAATGGGCTGAGATATTCAACATCGGCCTAAACGATAAGGGTAAGCCATTGCATCGCCCACAGATGAGCACAGCACAGTTTGCTGCCACTGTGAAGAAGATGACTACTCGCATACATAAAACACGTGCTATGCATTGTCGCCAGTGTATGGGCAAGGGCGAGTTCTGGAAAACTAAGGTTAATGGTGAGCTGTGGAAGAATGCCACAAAGTGTAAGACCTGTGCTGGAGAAGGATACATACAGGAGCCGCTACCTAAAATCGGTGGACTCACAATGAATCCACAAGGTGTTCTTGATGTATCTGCCAGCGGGTTTTCCACAGATAAAACCACATTGCTTCGACTGTTACGTGCCGCCATTCACAAGGGTAACGAAAGTGCAGAAACCTTCCTGAGAGCCGCTGTACGGCTTAACGCAGTCGAGGTGTATCTTTCTAGCTTTGTGGGTGGTATAGCCCGTAACGTGAAGCCCAACGGGATACTACACCCTAAGTTTAACCAATGCATTACTCGTACCACTCGCCTGTCTTCATCTGACCCTAACTTCCAGAACCAGCCACGGGGTAACACGTTCCCAGTGCGCCGTGTTGTTGTATCTAGGTTTGACAACGGTACAATTTTACAGGCTGATTACAGTCAGCTTGAGTTCCGTGTTGCCGCACAGATGAGCGGTGATGAAAATATGATTAAGGATATTTTAGATGGAGTTGATGTTCACAAGTATACTGCGTCAGTTATCTTCGATAAGGCAGAAGCTGAAGTTACCAAAGATGAAAGAACGGACGCGAAAGCGCATACCTTCAAACCTCTCTATGGAGGGTCTACCGGCACACCAAGTGAGATGGCTTATTACAAAGCGTTTACAGACAATTACCCAAAGCTTGCTAAATGGCATCAAGATTTGCAGACTGAGGCTATTTCACATAATAGTGTCACTCTGCTTACTGGTCAGCAATTTGCTTTTCCGGATGCTAGACGCCTTGCTTCAGGTGCTGCATCGGGAGCGCCCTCCATCAAGAACTACCCTGTACAAGGTATGGCGGGTGGTTGCTTGGTTCCGCTGGCAATGCTTTCGTTGCACAGTGCGCTTAGACATAATAGCTGTAAGTCTATTGTCATCAATACGGTCCACGACTCTATAGTTCTTGATGTATTTCCTGGAGAGGAAGCACTGGTTGCTAGGATTACGTATGATGCAATGACTGGTGTGACTAAGGCTTTTGAAGAACTATATAATACCAAGTGGGTGGTGCCACTTGAAGTCGATGTTGAGGTAGGAAAAAACTGGCTAGACATGGACACTTTTACGCTTGACTACCAACAAGCAATGTGATAAAACCTTTATTCAAACTAAGGAAGGGTCAAAAATGACTACATTACCTACTATAAATAATGGTCTATCTTTTGAGCAGTTAGCTCAAATCACTGGACAAGAAATGCCTCCGAAGAACAACAACAGCCTAACGGTGTTGAAAATTAATCGTGACTTTGAAGATGATAACGGTAATCCGTTGCCATCGGGCACGTTCGCAGTTAATGTGGATGGCGAAAACATTTATGCTAAAACAGTTAAGTTTCAATTGTTTCAGCAACGTTATCAGTATATTCACTATGACCAAACTGAAGGTGAGTTCATAGGGAAGTCGATTATGGCAAACAATCTGTACCCACAGACAGAGGTTCCTGACTCAATTGGAACTATGCGCTGTGGCTCAGTGCCATCATCTAAACGTGAAAACCTAACTGCAGAACAGGCCACTAAGCAGAAAGATATTAAGTGCTATCGTATGCTTTTTGGCAAGATTACATTCAATGATGCGGTGACAGCTAGCGGTGAGAAACGTGAAGTTGTGGGTATGCCGGTATTGTGGAAAGCACGTGGTGCTAACTTCATGCCTATCTCCGTACCCTTGGATGCGTTGACTGCCCAACGCAAGCCATTCCTTTATTATGACATGGATGTTTCCTTGAAGAAGGAAAAGAATGGTTCTGTGATTTACTATGTCGGTACATTTAAAGTGGGGAATGGTCCACTTGACTTTACTGAGGATGACCAGCAATTGTTGGTAGATTTCAATTCTTATATTGAGTCCGAAAACAAAAATGTGATGAAGGATTACGATTCTGCATTACGCTCCGCTGGAAACATAGTTGACGTAGAATCAACCACTGTTACAATGGATGATGTACTTAACGATGACTTACCGGAGTCAATGGCATCATGAATGTAAACCAAAGTCGCCTTCTTTCATTCCTTTCAAAGGCGGCTCGTGGGGAGGCAGAAATGTCTCCTCACACCCTTGATAGATTTGCACAATATGCACGTGACGCTATGGAGAAGCAATTCACTCCAAGAGATAAAGCATTCACATTACGTATGAGTAACATTGGTAAGCCAAGCTGCCAGCTACAGATGCAAGCCAAGGGCGTACAACCAGAATCCCCATCATATGATTTTAAGATGCGCATGATTATGGGAGACTTAATGGAAGCTGCCATGTTTACGCTAATGGAAGCGGCTGGCATCGACATCAAATCTAAACATACAAAAGTATCCCATCAAGTTGGTGACACAGTTATCAACGGTGAGTACGACGTCGAACTTGATGATGGCATCTGGGATATTAAAACTGCATCACCATTTGCGTTTGAACAGAAGTTCAACACACCTGATGGCTTTAACAGAATTAAAGACAAAGATTCATTTGGTTATGTAGCACAAGGTATTGGCTATGGTATGGGCGCTGGAAAGCCCTTCAAAGGATGGATTGCTTTAAATAAATCTACTGGAGAAATTGCTTTTACTGAGGCCATTGATAATGATACAGAGAAGGAAGAAGTAAATGAGAAAATACAAAAATCCATTTCTGCAACACACTCCACTGAGCCGTTTAAACGACAGTTTTCTGATGCTCCAGAGTCTTTCTATAAGAAAGAAACCGGAAATCGGGTATTGGGGTTTGAGTGCACATGGTGCGATTACAAAAAACATTGCTGGCCAAACTTGGAATTCCGAAGACAACTACCAAGTAAAGCCAAAAATCGCAAGTTCGTCTGGTACACCCAAGTCACAGACTATTGGCGTAATCATGACGATACAGTACAGGACACCTGATGGTGCTGCGTCAGCAAAAATCTTTAAAACGACTGAAGCGGAAGCCTACGACTTCATCACGGAGCTCAAAGAAGGCATCCCCTTCCCCACGCTCTACTGTGAAGGCCAAGTCTGCGCCTTCTCAGCGAGACACATCAACGAAGTCCGTGCCGAAAAAACGGATGTCGGTGAGGTCAGCGAAAGCAAAGGGTCGTAAGTTGCAGAACTGGGTGGCAGAGCAGTTGCTAGGTATTCTAAAGAAAGTAACTTCTCTGGATGTCCGGTCTACCCCAATGGGGGTCAATGGTGTTGATGTACAGATGTCAACTGCCGCTTACGTACAGTTCCCTTATGACATAGAGTGTAAGAATACAGAGCGTATGACCACGCTCTATAATTATTACGAACAGGCAATTAGCCATGACTCCGGTGGAGAACCTTTGCTGATTGTAAAAATGAATCATAAAAAGCCTCTTGCTGTTGTAGATGCAGAGCATTTTATAAAGGTAGCAGTATGTCAGAAAAAAACCCAGTAGACTTGAGTCCAGGTGATTCTGCCGTTGTGATACGCCACGAAGAGGGTGATGACGCTGGATTTGGAATTGAAATATATCATCATCCATTAACAAATATGGATGAAGAAGATTTAATATTTTACACTTTGTTAACCAGAGGTATGGCATTCCAAGCTACAATAGACACAGAAACTGTGTTGGAATTTGGTGAAGAAAGCCTCACTGATGACAAAAATGTCACCCTAACGGAGCATTAGATGGCCAATATAATTAAAGCGTTATCGTCACATGCACAAGGCAGTATTGCTTTGCATAAGACGAATATTATGGTATACCTAGAGAATCCAGTGGGCATCGGAGAGCATTCAGACATACTTGAAGCTATCCAAGGTGAGCTGGATAAAATGGCTGTGCATCAAGACCGTATGGACTTGTTGCGTGTTATACAAAAGGAAAGTGAAAACAAACTATAACAGCATGTAGGAGTCGTGTAGTGAGACACGTAGATTTGTGTAGTGGTATCGGCGGCTTTGCTCTAGGATTTGAGCAAGCTAATCTTTCAACCCCAGTTATGTTCTGTGATATAGAACCGTGGTGTAGAAATATACTTAAACAACACTGGAATAACGTCCCCATTAAATCTGATGTAAAGGAATTAGCTAATGACCCAGACAACCTTGTTCCCGATTGCGACATCCTCACAGCAGGATACCCCTGCCAACCTTTCTCCCAAGCGGGTCGCCGCGAAGGAGCGCAAGATGACCGTCACATCTGGCCGTACATCCTTAAAATTATTACATCCAAAAGACCCTCTTGGGTTGTTCTCGAAAACGTTTATGGTCACATCAGCTTGGGGCTCGACCAAGTGCTCCTTGACTTGGAAACCAAAGGCTACGCCACAAGGACGTTTGTTGTTCCAGCTAGCTCCGTCGGCGCTCCCCACAGAAGGGACAGAGTCTGGATTGTGGGCTACGCCGAGGACAACGGACGTGACGGGCGGACCGAGGCAGCTGGACGAGAAAGGTCGCAGGATAAGCAAGACGAACCCAAACTTGAAGTTCGGGGCGAATCTAGCAGACCAAGTACGCATGTGGCCGACACCAACCACCAGAGATTACAAGGGCGGCTATCAGGGTGGCAGGATACGGAACGGCAAAGTGTCGATGGACACGCTGGATGTAGCAGTGCAGCACACCGACAATCAAACCAAAACTGGTGGACAACTGAACCCGATGTGGGTAGAGTGGCTAATGGGATACCCAAAAGGGTGGACAGACTTAAAGGACTAGGCAACGCCATAGTTCCTCAAATTGCACAACAAATTGCTGAATCAATAAAGGTTGTAGAAAATGCCAAAAGATATTAGACGTAGGCTAGAAGCAGACAGTTCTTCAGAACTACAAGAAAATATAGATAGCTATTACAGCATGTACCCATCACTGGGCTATGATACAAGAGTTGTCAAAACCTCTCAAGAAGATGATAAATACGTTGCGTACATGTCCCGCATGGATTCCTGCGATTAACATGGAAAAGCACGAGGCTTATATGAAACGTAGACTTAAAGAAGTAGACATGGTTAATCACCCACCCCACTATAAAAAGAATGGGATTGAGTGTATTGAGGCCATCAAAGCTGCTTTGACTACAGAAGAATTTAGAGGGTATTGCAAAGGTAATACTCTCAAATACACGTGGCGTGAACGCTACAAAGGCAAGTCTATAGAGGACTTGCGGAAAGCTCGGTTTTACTTAGACCGTTTAATTTTGGAACTAGAAAATGAGCAGGAAGATAAGAGCTAACATTACAATATCTGCTTCTATTGATTTAGATGAATTTAACGCTGACGTTGATGAAATTTCTGATACTGTAAAAGAATATATAGAAGATTTATTGTTTGATGTTGAAGGTATCAAACCTGCTAAAATTAGCGTGAGGATGACAAATGAATAACCAATTACCAACAGATTATCAGAATTTTATTGCCCTATCTCGTTACGCGAGATGGAAGGAAGACGAACAGCGTCGGGAGACTTGGAGTGAGACTGTATCCAGATATTTTGATTATATGGCTGACCATTTGTATAATAAACACGGTTATAAGCTTCAGTCTGCACTGAAGAAAGAACTGGAAGAAGCTGTACTAAGTCAGTCAATCATGCCCAGCATGCGAGCCTTGATGACTGCAGGGCCAGCACTAGACCGCTGCCACGTAGGTGGATATAACTGCTCGTACGTACCTGTGGATAGCCCACGTGCGTTTGATGAGACCATGTATATTCTTATGTGCGGTACAGGGGTAGGCTTCTCAGTTGAACGGCACTGTATCGAAAAGCTACCCATGGTAGCGGAAGAATTCCACAACACAGACACTGTAATTAAAGTTGGCGACAGCCGACCTGGGTGGGCGAAGTCCCTCAAAGAACTTATTGCTATGCTGTATACAGGGCAAGTCCCTAAGTGGGATATGTCTGATGTGCGACCGGCTGGCGCTAGGCTCAAGACATTTGGTGGCAGGGCATCAGGCCCACAGCCATTGGTTGAGTTGTTTGAGTTCGTTGTACAGAAGTTTAAGGGTGCAGCAGGGCGCCGGCTATACCCAATTGAGTGTCACGACATCATGTGTAAGATTGGTGAAGTGGTAGTCGTAGGCGGTGTACGCCGCAGTGCATTGATTTCATTATCTAATCTCAATGATGACCAGATGGCACATGCCAAGTCCGGTCAGTGGTGGGAGAATGAGGGACAACGTGCGTTAGCTAATAACTCTGTAGCCTACAAGACTAAGCCTGAGATGGGCACATTCATGCGTGAGTGGCTGTCATTGTACGACAGTAAGTCAGGTGAGCGTGGTATCTTCAATAGGCAGTCAGCTATCAAGCAAGCTGCCAAAAATGGACGCAGGGAAACTGACCATGACTTCGGCTGTAATCCGTGCAGTGAGATAATCTTACGCCCATACCAGTTCTGTAATTTGTCAGAGGTAGTTGTACGTGAAAACGATACGGTTGAAGTGCTGAAGAACAAGGTGCGGCTTGCTACCATCCTTGGTACATTCCAATCTACACTGACTAACTTTAAGTATCTTCGCCACGTATGGAAGAAGAATACTGAGGAAGAAAGACTGCTAGGCGTGTCACTGACCGGTATCATGGATAGCACGGCAACTGCTACATCAGGCAAAAAGCTAGAAGCACTGCTTGAAATGTTGCGTGATATTTCTGTACAGACTAACAAGGAGCTTTCTACTAAGCTTCAGATTCCCCAGTCTACTGCGGTAACATGCGTAAAGCCTAGCGGCACTGTATCACAGCTCACAGATGCTGCCAGCGGTATTCATGCACGTCATAATCCTTATTACATTCGTACTGTACGCGGTGACAATAAAGACCCACTCACACAGTTTCTAGTCTCTGAGGGTATCCCAGCAGAGCCTGATGTAATGAAGCCCGACAGCACTACAGTGTTTAGCTTTCCAATGAAGTCACCACAAGGTGCAGTAACACGAACTGCCATGACTGCTATTGAACAGCTCAAGCTGTGGCTAACTTATCAGCGTCACTGGTGCGAACACAAACCATCGGTAACAATTTCGGTTAAGGAATCGGAATGGATGGACGTTGGTGCGTGGGTCTACGAACACTTTGATGAAGTTAGCGGTATTAGCTTCCTACCATTTAGTGAGCACACGTATCAGCAAGCTCCATACCAAGATATTGATGAAGTACAATACAAAGAGTTCTTGACTAGGATGCCGAAAAAGGTAAACTGGTCTAAGCTACAGGACTTTGAAAAAGAAGATACTACATCAGGTGGACGTGAGTTAGCGTGTACCGCAGGTGTGTGTGAAATTGTAGATATTTCAGCAGGGTGAGGATATAATGTCTAATAACAAAGCGGTGGATAGGTTTTATCATGAGGGGCGTAAGTCTTTTAGTGCAGTAGAAAAATGTGGTAAATACTACCACAGTGCTGCCAATCCATATTCAATGGATTCCTTTAGAGGGAAGGAATGGCAACGTGGGTATAATCTCAGCTATTTCCAAAACTTAAAAAGGGTGCAAGCACGATGAATGCAAGAGAAAACCAAGTCCGCCACTTTCAACAAGCCATGGAACAGCCTATTGATATACCAATGTCTAGCAAAGAACTGATGTTACGTATGTCCTTTATTGATGAAGAAGTAAAGGAGCTACGTGATGAAGTGGTGGTTGCAGTTAAAGAGCTGGGGGAAACCGCAGAGGTTTCACATGAGATACGTGTGAAGCTATTAAAGGAACTGAGCGACGTTATGTATGTGGCTTCTGGCTTTGCTGTAACTTTTGGCTTGCCAATATCTAGAGCTTTTGATAGGGTACACGCATCAAATATGAGCAAGATGGTTGACGGTAAGGCTATCAAGAATGACGAAGGCAAAGTCATGAAGGGGCCAAACTACAAGCCGCCATTACTAGATAACCTAGTAAGCGACCAATTAGAATTATTCTAGGAGTGCCTTGTGTCAGATAATGAAGATATAATCACCATCAATGGTGTCGAGTATCCATACGTTGAGCTGGAAGATGCACAACAGTACATGGTCAATCAAATCCGTAGTCTGAATGCTAAAATTCTTAAAGCTAGGTTTGAGTTGGAACAGATTAAAATAGCGCATGAAGCATTTTCTTCACAGCTTATTCAATCTGTAAAAGAGACAGAACCAGAAAAGGTTTCAGAATAAATGCAAGAACTAGAACCAGTAAAGAAAGACCGTAAAAAATTTGACTTGGATTTGCAATACGGCAAAGTTCGTGAACAGCGTATCGCTGACATGCTTCAGAATAAAAAGATTGAGGTAAAATCAGAAAGGGATATGTGGGCACGTACCGGCAATATTGCCATTGAGTACCAATCGTACGGAAAGCCAAGTGGCATCGCTGCCACAGAAGCTGACTACTGGTTCCACAATTTGTGCATCGGTGATGATACTTTTGCTACACTTGTGTTTAGCACTGAGTCACTGAAAAGAATCATAGCTAACCTTGACTACAAGAAAACAGTTAAGGGTGGCGACAACTACGCCTCTCAGATGTATCTTCTGAATATACAAAAGCTATTTTCATCTGACGTAATTAAAGCATTTAAGGAAAACGAAAATGGCATCAATGAAGACGCTATCAATACACAGTGAGCTAGACGTACACCTGAGCATCACCAAGCAAGGCATCGGTGTAACCATATCAGGCGAAGAAGCTGAGACTTCATTCAGTGAGTACACGTGGGATGAGCTGTCTGACGATATGATTGACCAACATGCTGTGCCTGTGCTAGCCAGCAATGACTACAAAATCAGTAGCGATAGCCGCGACTTTATCAAAGAGGCGGCACAAAAAATGCGCTATGCCGCTAGTAAAATGGCACAGCGCACTGATAATATGGATGTTGTAGAAATTAGTTAGTGTACATACCCCGAACAGGTGCTATTTCTGTGCTTTCGGCATCAAATAGTTTTTCCATCTGTTCATCTTCTGTGGGTGGGTCATATGCCATACGACCTATTATTGTGCCCAGTGCACCCTTACCAAAAAAGTAAGTTTTAATAGTATCCTTAAAATTTCCTGCCGTAATATCTTGGCCCAGTCCAATAGACTGATTTACAAAAAAGTCGTTTGTAAACAAATTAGAAATTTTCTTTTGCATTCCTAGTCTAGCTAGACCACTAAGAAACTTAGTACCATCTACAGTAAATAGTTCACCAATAATTTGTGCACCTGATAATGCAGCACCTGCATCTGCTGACCCTCTGCTTATTGTATTCACATATGCACTTAGGCCATCAAGTACTTCTATATCCCGTGGTGTAAATATCCTAGCTAACTCAGGAGCACTCTGTCTCATGTCTGTTAGTATTTCTGCTAATTTCACAGCATCAATTTCAAAGTTAGGATTACCCGGAGTTCCCGCTCGTTTTGTCGGAGCATTCTCAGTAATTTCTTTTAATACACCACTTTCTGTAGATACGATGTAATCAAATAAACCACGGCGTAAATTTTCCATGCCAGTACCCGCCGTATCTTTTTGTGCTACTGCTATTAATTTATTCAATGCTGTATTTGTGTCAGCATCTGCAAAAGCATTTTTGATAACACTC